GAATGTTCAAATGAAGGAGTTTTTAGATTGTAGACCTAATTTTTAATTTTTCAAATTATACACCATAAAATAGAATCCGGCCTGGTCAGGTAGTTCCTCCTCCCTTACCATTTCGTCATTTAATAGAAACCATTTATTCCTACGCTTCACAAAACTCATATAGTGTCCGTCATTTTGGAGTCCCACGTGTACCGCACTCGCAATTAGACTGTACTCGACACCCCCGATGTGAATAGTTTCAATAACTTTGATGTGACTTTTCCGATCGAATGAGATCATCAAGACTTTGGGTAATTTCGAAAAGATCATACGGGTCGTAGCGACATTGTGTACTTTACCTTGGGTGTCCTCAAAGTGTTCGAGTGTGTTCCAATCCGTACTTTTATCTAACATCTCAGCCATATCCCCACCTTCAGAGGGTATCAAATGAATACTGAAGTCCTCTTCATTTGATGACTTTCCACCCGGCCATATAGTTTCCTGTGTCTTTTTTCCATAAAACCATTCTTTCACCACCGGCTCGGCTCTCTCAAGAATATCAATGATACACATGACAGTTTCTTGGACATCATGTTGTTCGTGAGATTTGAAACGGGGAAACTCTTTTTGAAATGTTGTGAGAAGTGACGTAACATCTACGGTTTCTTGACCTCTCGTCCAATAGATTCTAATAAAATCAGAGTATGCTCTGGTAAATGAACATGTCCCCATGTAAGGATTTCGTATGAAATGATTGGACATCACTGGGATGTGTAAAAGGCACTGGAGAGCTGTGTTGAAATAACACGTATTCCCAATGTTTGCAAAACCTTTCATTACATTTTATATGTAAAAAAGGCTTAAGTGAAAGACGCAATATGTAAATGTTAAGATGAATATTGCTGAGAAAGTACTCCCTATCTTTGAAGCCCACAAGGCGGAGGGTGACATTGAAGTTGAGATTCGTCTCGGTAAGCACAATGGTTCCCTCTTTGATACCAATGTTGGTAAAGATACTTGGAAACGAGTTCTTAAAGGCCTAAAGAAGTATAATGGGTGGGAAAATGTTAAGAGTAGTACCTCTGAAGTGTATTACAGTGACGCCAATAACGTTCGCATCACCGCAGATGAGGACACAGGAGAGCAGACGATGATCCAGAAAATTAGTGTCGTCAAGGAGGACTTCAAGTGCGACCCCCTGGACGTGCGCTTTTGTGTTGCGAGAGAGATTCCCACAACTGGGGAGTATGAGATGGACCGGAAGCGAACCAAGACCAGGCACTCCTTTGTGCGCAAGAACCTCAGTATCGACATGACTATCTCCTCAGGGGATAACGCTGATATGGACTCAGAGGAGGAGGCGAGTTACCAAATCGAATTGGAAATCATAAAACCCTCTGAGGTTGATTCGGTATACAAGTTTCAAAATATTCTCCATAAGATTGAGGATTTGATGAAACTTGTTTCTCAGTAAATAGTAAATGATACTCTCTATCATTCTCATACTCCTCGTACTTACAATGATGCGTGAAAAGCGTACAAAGTCTGAGGAGGTTGAGGGTTCAAAAAATTTCTACATGAGTCAAGGTGCATCGAAGGATATGTATCTTCAGATGCACTCAGACGGGATGTCCCATGAGGAGTTGAAAACGTTCGTCAAGATGGAGGACCGGTTCCTCGAACTCGAGCGTTCAGGCCAAGCTCACATAGTTACAGCGACATGCCTTTCTAATAAAATTAAAGAAACTTTCCCAAAATATGATTTCTCCTATCACACGACCCATCTCAAAAAAATATCTCGCTCTATATAAAACTAGGAAACGTGCTCAAGAAACCGCTGCTTCTATTACCAAGAATGCTGAGGGTGACCGTAACTACAAGCCTGTCGCCAACAACGCTCCCGTGAAGACCATCACCAAGGAGACTGTGAAGAATGTCCCTAAGGAGATTCGCCCCAAGAAGTAATGGAGTTCCATAGGATCATTTTATACTTGGTCAGATGCTTGATGAGTTTGTTATCACCCTCATCACGCACCATGATTATACTTGCTCAACCCGAGTTCTAACCGCCCGGTTAATTCCTTTAGGACGCCCATTTGAATTAGCATTGGCTTTAAACTTTAACCAATATTGTCTGTACTCCACCATCTTCTTGTTTGAGGGGGTGGTCTTTTTACTCATGATATAGTTGGCAGCTGCGAGGCGGTAGTCGTTTCTATTATTGAACGTAATACCATTGACACTCACTGTGTTCATGAGATACTTTCTCTCGAGTTCCCTCTTTCTCTCCATCTTCCAACGACTGACGACGTTCTTCTTGACCACATCTATATCCTTTTTGAAAGCGACACCAGTCTTATTCTTTTTGTTGATTCTGTTGAGTGCCACCTTCATGTTGCGGACATCCTGGTTGAGATTGGGTTTGTACCTCTTCATCCACATGTCACCATAAAGTTTGGTGATATCTTTGCGAATGGAGTTCTCGTTGAGGCCCCTCTTCTTCATGACCTCAGCCTTTTTCACATTTACCTCTGTGCGTTGTACTTGCCTTCTCGTTGGGGCAGGTGGGGAATTGGGTTTGGGTTTGGCCAGGTTATTTCTAACCTGCTCAATCTTCTTACAAAGAGACGCTTTAGTCTCTTTAGCATCAGGTTTAATCTTGAGTATCGCAGCGATTCGGAGAAGTTCCTCCTTCTTTATGTCTCCACAAATCTTGCGACCAACCTTGAATGTCTTATTTGTACCAGTGAGTGGGACATTTTTGTTTTTGTTCTTGAATGTGACATTCTTCTTACCAGTTTTGTTCCTAATTCGCACACAAATCTCCTCTTTGGTCGCAATACGAGAACCATCGTCCACCTTGGTCCTGAAATTTACGACACCCATGCGTCGTGCGAGATCAATCAGTTCAGGCTTCTTCATTCGTGCACACATTTTTGAGTCGAGCATGAGAGCATTGACTTGATTTACGGTAAGGGTTTTCTTCGCGTATTTCCTTTTGGGTTTGGGGGGAGACTTGGCCTTGGTTTTTGTACCAGTCTTGATTCCCTTATCAAATACACCGGTTATATTGATTTGACCATTGGCGTCCAAATCTTCAATAAACTTCTTCCCAAAGTCATACGCTTTCAACATATCTCCGGGATTTTTCGCACCTGAAATTTGCACATTACCACTTCCAGAGAGAATATATTTGTTTTCCTCAAAGTAGGCATATAGGAAAGGTGCCAGTTCGGGTTCATAAGAAACGCGTGTCATACCATAACGTTGCGCATCCCTAGCAATGACAGCCAAACTCTTGAAAGATCCATTAATCCTAAACTGACCACTGAGGTTGTTGTAAGTGAATGGGTTATAGAAGAATGGTTGTTTTTCGGTGTATGTATCGACGATGAATTTACGAATAAGCTCGGGTTGGTTAGCAATATTTACACCAACAAACCCACCAGAGAAACGAATTTTACCATTCCGGTAAAAGTTCACAGTGGCACCCTTACTTTCTGTGTCATTAGAGAGAGTCAACATCAGTTGTGCACTGAAGAAGTTCTTGTTCATTCCACCTTTGGGTCCAGCTTCCCTCGTATGGGAGAAGCCAGTCTTAAACTGTCCATAAATACCCTTTATCTCCCTTGTATCTATATAAAGACCCTCACCAATAGGGGTTTTACTAAGTGGTCTTTTCGAAAGTATAGTTTTGAGATTCACAAGGACATCTTTTTGACCAAACCCAGAATCTACCGTGGCATTAAACATACCTGGGTTAAGCTTAGTCATTTGGAGAGCTTTACTCTCAAATTCACGGAGTATATTGTTTATCATTTTTTCATTGTTTGGTCCGAGTTTTACATCGTTAAATTCGTCCCGGAGTGGTTCGTAATTGCTATTACTAATAAGGTTTTGTTGAAGGCGTTGTGGCACCTGGACGCGGGGGGGACGCATAGGTCGAGGGGGTGTGCGGAATCCCGCAGCACGTTCGCGCTCTTTTCGAAGCATAGTCTCTTCGAGTTCTCTCGCAAAATTGTCATCATTTGAATTTGAGTTTGATACTTCTACGCCAGATTGACGGACAAATTCTTTGACCCTCTGGCTCATATTACTAAAGGTATATATTTTTTTTAGTTATCGTCTGTGAAAGCTAGATCCTCATTGACGATGTCTAAACCGTAAATGATAGGTTGATTTTTTAGGATCTGTCCCTTGTACTTTACCGTAGCATTACGCACCTCGACTTCACGAGAACTGAAGGGTCCAGCGTAAAAGTCGGTGTGAAACTTATGACTCCCCAAATTGTTTTCCTTACAGTGTTGGTTAAACTTGGCGATGAAATCCTTCTGTGGAACAAATAGTTCTTCACCCGTGATAATATAGGTGGATTCTAAGAAGTTTGTGAGGCTACTCGCCACCATCGCCACCTGCTTCTGGATCGTCTTGAAATACGTAGGTACAACATTCCAAATGTCTTTGTTTCTGTACTTGTTGGAATAGTCTAGGTACCCTCGCACACATTTCAGAAGAATGATTGGAAGTTCACGGTGAAGTTTCTCGTCGAGTTGGGGATCAGCATCCTGTACCTGCTTACCAAAATTCCATGGTAGAATACGTCGAAGTACAGACCCCGAGTTATCCTTCCAGTTTGGAACCTCATTCCCACCCAAAACACCTGGTACCTTCCATTCGAATGACATGGCGGTCTTGTTCTTCACAGCGATTGACACATCTTCACCAGATACAATCGATTGGAACTCCGCCTGTTCTAGAGCGAGGTCACCCTTGACCTCTGGGGCGATAAACATGAATCCATCCTTGATTGCAGAAAGGCCAAACTTCTTCTCAATATTATTCGAGAGGGTTCCAACATCCTCATTATCATAAAACTTCTTGAAAACTTTTGTGATTAGAGTGGATTTACCAGAGCGAGCGATACCCTTGAAGAATGGGATCACCTGCCAACCATCCATCTCCCCAACATCGAAACACAGGCGACCACCCATCACGTAGGCCCAGTTACACACCTCATCCTCAAACTTCTGGTACTTGAGAACGGAATCGAAATAGGGTGTAGGGATCTTCGTCCAATCCTCAATATGTGAAAAGTCATCGAATTGTTGATCAAAATACTTACACGCAACAATGCTCTGGTCAAGGCATGCAAACTTATCACCTTTGTAAGGGTAAAACATACAGTCATAGACACCTCGCTCTGGGAACCACTCTTTCCCCACGAACACACCGTTTTTGAATGACCACACGTTACGTCTCTTCTTAATCTCTGGGAACTGGGCATCGTTACACTTGGAAATGTTATCGATCACATCCCTGAAAATACTTCCTTTACTCGTAAAGTTCTTCCAATTGATAAAGTTACTCTCTTTTTTAGGTAGGGAATAGACAAATTCTTCGATCGTGAAGATTGGGTTCCATGCCCTAGTTCGAAAACCATCAACTGTCTTAATTTCTTCACAACACTGACCCTTGTAACGACGATACCCAGCCCTGTACGCCTCCTTCAGGGAAAGCATGAGACACTTTTGGAATGGTGTAGATTTTTCAATTTCTTCCTCATCCATAGTTGAGGGATCTGTATAGACACTTACCTGTGGCATAGCTGTGGGAGCAATAACTCTTTCATAGGAAATCTGATGACGCCTGACATTTTCGAAACCATCCTCAATCTGGAGAATTATATTATTGATTCGTTTGGTAATACTAACCTCATCATCACTTGTATAGTTATTAATGTGAATTTGGACATGATTGTTCAATTGGATGAGGAATTCAACCATACGATTCTTAATCCCACGGATAGCCATAATATCGACTTGTTCAGATTTGGGAATACCATCTTCGTTGAAATTGGAGGGGTGAATGAATTGTTGGTAACCAAGCTTAGTCGCTCGGGCCATACAGGGTGAGTATCCATCTGTGTCCAGTAGATACCACCTGAATTCAAGCTCTTCAATCACTTTTGAAATTTGTTCCTCATTCATCAACTGTACATCCTGTTTCCTCAGCTCAGCGAGTGCTTCATAGATATTGGGGTCCTTATCGATGAAGTGAGTTTCTCTCATTTAACTAAATACATATTTTATCCTTAAGCAACATTCATCTTGCTCAACATTTTTACTAAAATTTTATTTTGGGTCTGAAGTTGGTTCGCAATATTGACGAGAGCAGAGCAGACCGTGTCCCCATCCTCTGTAGCCATGAGGGAGGTCATGAGTTCGGCGATATCTAGACCACCTTCTTCCTCAAAGTCCTCAAGTTCCTCAGTCATAGAAAGTTCGTCATCTGAAATAATTTCACCCTCTTCAATCTCAGTTTCGTTTTCATCAGGCTGTTTCGACATTTAATCTACACTGAGAAAAATCGGTTTCGGGAAATGCGCATTTGACCAGAATTATTTTCTCTGTATAGAGTACAACAACTCTCAAAATGGCTGGTGGTCTCATGCAACTCGTCGCCTATGGCGCCCAAGACGTATACCTTACCGGTAACCCAGAAGTAACCTTCTTCCAGGCGAAATACAAGCGCCACACTAACTTCGCGATGGAGAACATCGAGCAGACCGTCAACGGTACTGCCGCCAACTCCGGCCGCGTGTCCGTGACTGTCGCCCGTAACGGTGACCTTGTCGGTGACATGTACATCGAGCTCAAGTCGAATTCGTCCAACACTGCCTCGTCTTCCCTCGTCGATGACTGCAACTGGGTCGCCGAGCGTGCCATCAACAACGTTGAACTGTCCATCGGTGGTCAGCGCATCGACAAGCACTACCAGAAGTGGTGG